GCGCTACAAAGAGATCGGAGAGGACTTGCGTACGTGGCGCAACTCACTGACTAAGTCAAGCCCCGCCCCCACACAGACACTAGAGGCCAAGCGCGAGAAGAAAGCTGCAGTGGCCACACCGACAAGCGCCGCCGTCAAAGACGTGCGTCCCGTTGTCGAGGACGAAACCGAAGACAACGTTCAGGACGTCATCGCAGCGATGGCGAAAAAACGCGGTCAACAACTTAGGACATTTTAATCATGGCTGGTCAAGTGTGGGGTGTGAGTTCGCTCGGCGGATTCATGTACTCGCGCCAGTTGAGCAACGTGCTGCGCACCGCATTGGAACCGCTGGTCAAGTTCCGGCAGTTCTGCGATGTGAAGGACGCGTCTCAGCAGGGCCGAAAGAAGGGCGACATCTTTACCTGGGATGTCTTCTCCGACGTGTCTGTTGCAGGCGGGACGCTCGTCGAAACCAATACGATGCCGGAGACCAACTTCACCATCATTCAGGGCACCCTGACGATGGGCGAGATGGGCAACAGCGTGCCTTATTCGGGCAAGCTGGATGACCTCTCGAAGTTCCCGGTAGTCGAGATCATAAATAAAGTGCTGAAGAACGATGCAACCAAGGCGTTCGATCAGCAAGCGTATCTGCAGTTCAATAGCTGCGCATTGCGTGGTGTGGGCACGACGACTGCCCTGATCAACTTTTCCACCAACGGCACGGCGACCGGCACCAACTCGTCTGCGTTCAATAACACGCACGCGAAGACGGTTGTCGACTACATGAAAGAGCGCAATATCCCGGCCTATATCTCCGACGATTATTACGCGATTGCATGGCCGACCACGCTGCGCACGTTCAAGAACAACCTGGAATCGATTCATACATACACCGAATCGGGTTTCCGGTTGATCATGAATGGCGAGATCGGACGCTACGAGAATATTCGTTACGTTGAGCAGACCAATATCTACAAAGGTCTGAATACGACTGGCGCGTTTTCTGGTACTGCGCCGAGCCTCTGGACGAACACGCCACTGTCCGATTGGATGTTCTTCTTCGGAAACGATACGGTGGCAGAAGCGGTTGCTGTTCCAGAAGAAATGCGCGGCAAAATCCCAACGGACTTCGGACGCTCCAAGGGGGTAGCGTGGTACTACTTGGGTGGGTTCGGGATCGTGCACAACAGTTCGGACGCGCGCAATAACACCCGTATCCTCAAGTGGGATTCGGTGGTTTAAGCATTTGAGCTAATCGGGCCTTCCCCCGCTGCTCACACGTACGTCGTCAGGGAGGCTGACGGCGCAAAGGACTAAGCAATGGCAACGAGAAATATGGCGTATGACCATCCAGTTTATGTGACTCCGGTCATCTACAGCGGGATGTCGACGGTCGGTGCGAACGGCGTGACCACGAAGTGGGCGGCCTATACGGCGCAGAAAATTATGGCGATAACGAATACGCAAGTCATCGTCACCACGGCGGCAGGTTCTCAGCCGCTGCTGTACTACAAGACCGGCACAGCCACGGGAACTTCTACGTTGACGGTGCTGACCAGCGCATCCGCCACTGCAGTCAATCTTGCGCTCACGACGCCCATTACGCTGGCGCAAGGCGACTGGTTCTACTACACGCACGGTACTGATGCCACGGCAACGGTGTCGGTCGCGATCGAGACGCACGTTATTCCGGGCTCGAACGTTACGCAACCGACTTAAGGGGCTTAGAGGGAGGGGCGTTTGCTCCTCCCTTTTTTATGATCCGAAGATTTTCGTTCCAGAACCCGAAGCCAACCAAGACATGCGCAGTGCTGCGCTACGGTGCCTTCGGCGATGCAATCCAGGCGACCAGTATCCTGCCTTGGCTCAAGCAGCAGGGTTATCACATTACGATGTACTGCGTGCCGGCGTCCTGGGAGGTGATCAAGCACGACCCGCACATCGATGAGGCGGTGCTGCAGGATGAAGAGGACGTGCCCAACCACGAGTTGGGTAGCTACTGGGATTACATTTCCAAGAAATACGATCGCTTCATCAACCTGTCTGAGTCGATCGAGCGCAGCTTATTGACGATGCCGGGCACGACCAGCCATCGCTGGCCGCATGCGATGCGGCACAAGTACCTGAACCACAATTACCTGGAGTTCACTCACGACATTGCCGAGGTTCCGCTGCCATCGCGGATTAAGTTCTACGCGACGCAGGACGAGCGCAACTTGGCTTTGGAGCGGAAAGATGAGTTGGGCGGAAAGGTGGTGCTGTGGGTGCTGTCTGGCTCGGCCGTACACAAGGTCTGGCCGTATATGGACGTTGTGATAGACAAGATTTTGAGCGCCGATGCGCGAGCGCGATTCGTTTTAGTCGGAGACGTCGCATCAAAGATGTTGCAGGAGGGCTGGGAAGGGACGTGGCAGGTGCTCTCTCGCGCGGGTGAGTGGTCGGTGCGTGAGACGATGGCGTTTGCGCAAGTCGCCGATCTAGTGGTCGGTCCAGAAACCGGCGTGATGAATGCCGTAGCTCTGGAGCGGGTGCCTAAGATCGTGACGCTGTCGCACTCCTCGGTAGAAAACCTGACGCGCAGTTGGATTAATACCGTGAGTTTAGTGCCGCTTAATACGCCGTGCTACCCATGCCATCGGATTCACTTCAACTTCACGCACTGCGTGGAGCGCGAAGGGATGGCGGCATGCCAACTGGATATCCCGGCAGAAAAGATGATCGCGGCGATCAGGGACGTGTTGTGACTGCGCCGCACTCGGTGGTCTCCGGTGAGCACATTGCGCAGCTATGCGAGATCGCGCGCGGGTGCCCGGACGGATGTTTCGTAGAAGTCGGCGTCTACAAAGGCGGCACGGCTTATCACTTGGCCAAGGTGGCCCAGGAGCAGCGCAGGGCAATTTACCTGTACGACACGTTCACGGGCATTCCCTGGAAGGACGAAATTGACGCGCACCCAATCGGCGATTTCGGCGACACCAGCGCAGACGCGGTGCGAGCGGCCATTCCTTACGCAACCGTGCTGGAGGGAACATTCCCCTACACGCTGGTGGAGATGGGGCCGATTGCGTTCGTACATCTCGACGTAGATCAGTACCGCAGCTACATGGATTGTCTGCGTGTGCTCGTGCCGATGATGGTGAAGGGCGGCGCAATGGTGTTCGATGACTATGGTCACCTGCACGGCGCCACGGTTGCGGTAGACGAATTCTTCGGCAAGGATCGCGTGCTGATCAACACACATATCCATTCTGTGCCGGCGGGAACTGTCACGATTGCCGGCAAGGCAATGGTGCGGTTTTGACCTGGAGTCGCGAGACCAGCGTAGGCAACGAGGCCGCCAAGATCAAGTGGGAGCTGCCGCGCTACACGCGTGGCACTGGCTTGGATGTCGGCTGCGGCTACTGCAAGGCGTTCGATCGCTACATCGGTGTGGATGACTACACCGACACGCGCTTGTTCGGGCATCAGTTCAAAGCCGATGTGATGTGCAAGGGCGATCGTTTGCACCTGTTCGCCGATCGCTCGCTCGACTTCGTGTTCAGCTCGCACTTGCTGGAGCACATGAGCGACCCCGGCGCGGTGCTCAAAGAGTGGTCGCGCGTCGTCAAAGACGGCGGACACCTCATTTTGTACCTGCCAGACGAAGACGAATATCCTAAGGTCGGTGAACCGGGCGCTAACCCTGATCACAAATGGAACGTCAATTACGAGCGCGTCGTAGAGATGATGAACGCAGTGGAGCGTAACTGGGACCTAGTGCGCTTCGAGAAACGAAACCTGCAAGACGAGTACAGCCTGTTCTTCGTGTTCAGGTTTATCGGCGGTGAGTGTAGTTAAACAAAGGAGCAACGAGCATGGCTGAGAACGACACTGGCTTTCAGACTTCTGGTTATATCAACAAGAAGGGCACCTCGGCGCCCGGCAATGAAATGCCTCCGGGATACGACATCGGCAACCAGCCGAACGCCGATATTTCCGAGATGAAGATGAAGAAATTGCTGCCTCTGAGCTATCCGGGCAGCGGGCAAGACTAAAGCAACACCTTGCGACCAGGGCCGCCTTCGGGCGGCCTTTTCTTTTGGGAGAACGGATATGCCAGCGACCCCTAAGTTCTATTGGCGGCAACCGGTATCGGTGCCCGGCAATGAGGGCGGCGATTCCTGGGGCAGCTTCGCCAAGGTGCGGAAGTCGTCTGCGGGCGAGAGCAATCAGATGCCGCCCGGTTACGAGCCGCAAGCCAAGAATGCGTTCGGCAAAAAGATTGCGGACGGCAACGTCACGGCTGAAGACGCCGATTGTGGCTACTGCGAGTACGACAAGCCGACGTATGGCGATCGCAGCTACGGAGACACTGAGTAATGGCCGACCCTGTCGTGCAGGACTGGCTCGGCGGGCTGTACTCGATCTACAACCTGTCCGGCGCCACGTTTCAAGATCACAACGGCGTGCTGTTCCAAATTAGCGGGCAGTCGCCGATCGGCGGCTCAGAAGGTGCGGGCGGGCGGCTGACGCTGACGACGGCGTTGCCGGTGATGAACTCGGCCACGCCAGTTCTCGGCGCAACGTCGATCCTCTACACGCCGTATCAGGGCGATCAAATCGCCTGCTACAACGGCACGACCTGGAAGCGCTTCACGTTCACCGAGCTGACGAACGTGACGACGGCCACGACCGTGGGCAGTGCCGGGCCGCTCGCGGTAGCGAACGACTCCAACTACGACCTGTTCGTCTGGGATACCTCGCTGGGCGCAGTGTCTGCCGGCACGCTCGCGTTGACGCGCGGACCTGTCTGGACCTCCGCTACGGCACGCAGCGCCGGCACTGCGCTGGTGATGCAAAACGGCGTGCTGGTGAACTCCGTGGCAATCACCAACGGTCCTGCAATCAAGTGCGGGCGCTACGTCGGCACGGTGCACAGCAACGGCACTGCTTCGATCGACTGGCAATACGGCGCGTTCGCATCGGGCTGGACCCCAGCTTTGCACCACGTCTGGAATATGTACAACCGCGTACAGGTCGCGGGCTCGTTAGGTGAGACCGGAGCGGCCACCCACACCTACAACTCGACCACCGTGCATCAAGTCAATGGCGTGACCAACGCGAAAGTGCAAGCGGTGTTCGG